GAGTAATGTAGATACAGCATTTATGTACACTGTGACAGGATTCGGGAGGGCCATCTAATGCCACAAGCAAACCCAACAGGAGGAGCTAATTCAGAACGTTTAGAAAATGTCACCTTTCCACAGGCAAGGATAGATATTAATGACAATTTTGAAGCTCTTCAAACGTTAAACAGTGGAAATAGCGAACCATCAACCAAAGCTGCTTTTATGCAATGGCTTGATACTTCTTCCAATCCAGCAATTTTAAAAATAAGAAATGCTGCAAATACCTCTTGGATTGAAGCTGGTTCTTTGAGTTCAACACTTTATCAATCTAAAGGTGTTACTGATATTGCTAATGGTGGAACAGGTCAGACAACAGCAGCCGCAGGGATAGCAGCTTTACTTCCAAGTCAATCAGGAAATAGTGGTAAGACTTTAACGACTGATGGAAGTGCTTTAAGTTGGGCTTTAGCTGGTTTAGGTGCAGAAGTTAGTACATTTACATCTAGTGCAACTTTTACTCCGTCAGCAGCCAGATCAGGATTTCTATTTATTTTGATTGGAGGAGGAGGAGCAAGTGGAGGAGGACAATCCAATACAGATGATCATCCACCTGAATATGCTTTTTCAGGTCAAGGTGGAGCAGGTGCAACAGCGATTAAATTTTATAATTCAACTGAGTTAGGCGCTAACGCTAGTGTTACCGTTGGATCTGCTGGGTCTGCGGGTACTGGGAACGGAGGTGGAGGCGGATCTTCTTCTGTTAACCCTGCGGGATCAGGAGCTACTTGTACCGCAGGAGGTGGAAGCGGTTCTAGTTATGCATCTGCGGGCAATTCCACTGGAGGTGGTTCGGGCGGTAGTTGTAGCAACCATCTTTTAGGCTGGAATGGAACAGGTGGAATAACTGGGAACAGTTCAGGTTATACCTCGACAAATGAAGCTGAATTTACTGGACATAGTTACGGTGATGGTGGAGCAGGTAAAGCTTTTAGTGATTCACAATCTGCAGGTCATTCAGGGGGAGCTGGTTTTGCTGTGGTCTTTCAGTGGTAATTCGTAATCCTTTTGATTCTTTAACAGTTAAGAAAATTGAAGAAATTATTGAACCTTATTTATCTGAAATAAAAGAAAAATCCATTGCTAAATATGTTCCAGATTGGGAAGATAAATTATCTGAAGAAAGTCTTTTTTCTTTACTAGATTATGAAGTTGCAAAAGGTAGAGAAAGTAATCTTTCAAAAGTATCAGTTGATAAACCTGCTAAAGAAATAGAAAAGTTAATGAAGGAATTATTTCCTGAGTTAAATATTGCTTGTAGTGGTACATTTTTTTATCCCAATTCTGGCTATATGAGTTGGCACACGAATCAAGATATGCCTACTGATCGTGTTTATATTACTTATTCTTCTGAACAAGGAAAATCTTTTTTCAGGTATTACAAAGATGGAAAGATATTTACTGATTATGATGATAAAGGACTCACAGTAAGACGTTTTACTGCCACAGGTACTAAACCTTATTTTTGGCATTGTGTAGGAAGTTCTTGTGATCGGGTTAGTATTGGGTTCCAATTATCTAAAATTGAAACAAAGGATTTCAGGCCTATGGCTCGTTACGCAATTATTGAAAATGAGAAAGTTACTAGTGTCGTGGAATGGAATGGAGATTTAAGTATATGGTCTCCACCTGAAGGAACAATCGCTGTTGTTGCAGAAGATTTTGTAAATGTAGGAGATAGTTATATAAATAATACTTTTACCTCAACCAATACAGTTGGGCTTGGGCATGATCAGAAATGGATTACTTTTAGAGAAATTCGTAATCGGTTTTTAGCTGAAACAGATTGGTGGGCTAGTTCAGATTTAACGATGAGTGAAGCAAGAAAAGAATATAGACAAGCATTAAGAGATTTACCTTCAACAGTTTCCAATCCAGAGGAAGTAACTTGGCCTATAAAACCGACTTAATCTTGATATACTTAAGCCAAAGGTAAAAAGCTTATGGCAATAGCACCTGGAACGTATGACATGACGATCCAACGAAGGTCGGATCATAGTATTTCTGTTACGTTAAAAGATTCAAGTAATGCTGCCGTGAATCTAACTGGTTACACAGTAGCCTCACAAGTTTGGAATACTGAAAGAACGACTAAAGCAGCAGATGCAGCTTGCACTGTAACAAGTGCATCAGGAGGAGCGTTTGATTGGAAGCTGACAGATACTCAAACAGCATTGCTTACTTTGGATGAATATAAGTATGATGTGCAACTAACAAATCCATCAGGGCTGAAAGAATACTGGATAGAAGGTACTATTTATATGGATCAAGGATATACAGCATGACCACCGTAAATATCACAACCAATAAAAACACCGTAACTGTTGACGAAAGCAATAGTTCAGTCATAACGGTTGCAACGCAAGGACCGCAAGGTGCAAATGCCTCAATCGTGAACGTTACTAATGCTGTTGACAAATCTATCGTTTATTATGATGGTACATCGTCTTCTCTAAAGGCTGACGCAACTTGGACAACCTTAACCCTCGTAGATGGAGGCAACTTCTAACAAATGGCTAACACTGTAAGAATCAAAAGGAGCACTGGTAGTTCAGCTCCTACCAGCCTCGAAAATGCAGAATTAGCTTTTGCCGAGGGTACTGAAGTTCTCTATTACGGTAAAGGTACTGGAGGATCTGGTGGTTCAGCTACAACGATCAATGCAATTGGAGGTAAAGGAAAGTTCTGGGATAAGGACACAACTTATACCGCCAATTACGTCCTCGCTGGTCCTACTACAGGTTCAGCAACAGCACTAGCTGTAAGAGCTTTAGTAGCTGCTGATATTCCTTCTGTAGCCCATACAAAAATATCTGATTTTGATACAGGAGTAAGAGTCAATAGGCTCGATCAAATGGCAGCTCCAACGGCTTCCGTTAGTTTAAACAGCCAAACAATTACAAACCTTGCTGATCCTGTTAATACACAAGACGCAGCAACTAAAGGTTTTGTTGAAGCAACTTCTCAAGGACTTGACGTTAAAGATTCTTGTACTGCTGCAACAACAGGCAATATTACAATTTCTACGGCGTTGAATAATGGAGACACTCTTGACGGTGTAACTCTTTCAACGAATGACCGTGTTCTTGTTAAGGATCAATCAACAGCCAGCCAAAACGGTATTTATATCGTTAGTGCTTCACCTGCTAGAGCTGCTGATTTAGCTAGTGGTGCAGATGCTGCCGGTTTCTTTACCTTTGTTGAAAAGGGTACAGTTAACGCTGACAATGGTTTTGTTTGTACTTCTGACAAAGGTTCAGCAGTTGTAGGAACTAACAACTTAACGATTGCTCAGTTCTCTGGAGCTGGCCAAGTTACAGCAGGAAATGGTTTAGATAAATCTGGAAATACTCTTTCTGTAGATTTAAAAGCAAATGGTGGATTAGTTATTGAATCAACGGAAATTGCTGTTGATTTAGCGGCTAGTTCAATAACTGGAACGTTACCAGTAACGAAGCTGACAAGTTTAACTTCATCAGTTGCCGAGTTGAATATCCTTGATGGAGTTACTTCAACAACCGCAGAATTAAATATTCTTGATGGTGTTACCTCAACAACAGCCGAGTTAAATATCTTAGATGGTGTTACAAGTACAGCCGCAGAATTAAATATCCTCGATGGTGTTACAGCAACAACAACAGAATTAAATACTTGTTGTGATGGTGATACTTCAGCTACTTCAACAACATTAGCGGCGGCTGATCGTTTAGTAATGAACGATGCAGGGACAATGGTTCAAGTCGCTTTATCTGATCTGGTTACATTCCTTGAGAATGGTTCTGTATCTGGTTTCGATATTGATGGTGGTACTTACTAAACCATCTGAGGAATAACTAATGACCAACACAGTTAAGCTGAAAAGAGGTAGTGGCAGCGATCCATCTGCCTCTGACATGGTGGTAGGTGAACCCGTTATAAGAACGGACACGGCTGAACTGTTTTTTAAAAAAGATGATGGGTCGGTAGCAAAGGTTTCAGGCGGTGGTGGTGGACCAGATTTTAAATATTTAGCTCTTAGAAATGCTGCTAATAATGGATCAGCTAGTTATCCAGGGAATGACTTTACGCTTGTCACTTCTGGAACGACTAACGCAATTACTCCAGCAGCCGCAAACACTTTATTAGTTAGTTACGGCGGTGTAATTCAACGGCCTAATTCTGGTACGTCCACAAGTGGGATTACTGGTTTTATTGTTGATGGATCTAGATTTAAAACAGCAACTAATTTAGCGGCGGCTCCTGATTTTATTCTTTATCAAGAGTCAGGCGGTATTGGCGAACCAAGTGATGGAACAGTTACTGAAGCGAAGTTAAGTGTAAGTAACAACCCGACCAATGGATATTTCTTATCGGCTCAAAGTGGAAATACAGGCGGTTTAACTTGGGCTGCTATTTCTCAGTATTCAACACCTCTAACAACACAGGGAGATATTTTATTTAGAGATGGATCAGGAGATCAAAGATTAGCTGCTGGTACGAGTGGATATTTTTTAAAGACACAAGGTTCGGGTGCTGATCCTGTATGGGCTGCTGTCCCTGCTGGTGTTGGTGGTGCGTCAGGTGTTGACTTTAACGATAATGTTAAAGCTCGTTGGGGAACGGGAAATGACCTAGAGGTGTTTCATGATGGATCTAATTCTAGGATTGAAGATACAGGTACGGGTTATCTGGCAATACGATCTAATAATATTAGATTTGAAAATCCTGCTGCTAATGAAGCACTGTTATATATAACAGAAAATGCAGGAATAGAACTCTATCATGACAACACAAAGCGTATTGAAACGAGTACAACGGGAGCAACGGTTACAGGAGTTGCAACAGTCTCAAACGGTATTGTTGAAACAGCAGCTACAATCGCAACGAACCATACGATAACCAGCAATTATAATGCGATGAGTGCAGGACCAGTTACAGTATCAGCAACAGTTACAGTTCCTTCTGGTTCTGCTTGGGTCATCGTTTAATTAATTATGGCACTCACGTTAAACGGATCGAATAATACAATTGCTCCTGTTTCTGCTGTTCAACCAGCAGGGTCGATTCTTCAAGTCAAATCTGCTATAAAAACAGATACATCTACTAGTTCGTCTGATTCATTTGCAAATATCCCTTCTTTAAGTGTATCTATAACACCAACTGCTTCTACAAATAAAATGTATGTTATAGCTAATATAACGGGGTCATCTAATAACCAAATGAGATTAAGGTTAGCTCAAGATGGAAATGCTATTGGAACGGGTACTGCTGTTAGCAATAGAGATGGGATTGGAGCGATTATTGGTAGATCAAATAGTAGCGATTACGGTTTTCAAGCAGCAACAATGCAAGTATTAACAGCAGCAATAGGAGATACAAGTTCCCATACTTTTACTGCTCAATTTGCATGTGAAACAGGTGGAGGGGATAGTTATATAGGTAGGAATGTGAATGACATAAATAATGACAGTGGCTTTAGAGCTTCTTGTCATATAACAGTTATGGAGGTAGCGGCATGAGTTTAGATCACGAAGCAATAAGGAAAGCTTATCCTTCTATAGTCATATTAGATGACTCATTTAAGACCTATGGCTTAGATAAAGATGGTAATAAAGTAGATATAGTTCAATCTAATGTTGATGCAGCTAGAGTTGAACTTGCAAAACTTGATTATCACTGGAAAAGAGCAGCCGAATACCCTTCTATTGCTGACCAGTTAGATGACATTTACCATAATGGTATTGATGCTTGGAAGGCCACCATTAAAACCACTAAAGATAAGTATCCTAAAAGCTAATGGGAAGTCTTAAACTGCCACACGCATCAGGAAATAGCATGAGCATCGCAGCTCCTGCAACGAATCCTGCTGCTGATAGAACAATCAATTTAAATGACGATTACGCAGGTAATGGTTCTTTTGTTCTTGCAGATACTAATGGAGATGTAGGGCTAGGTACGGCTCCTAATAATTTTGGCAGCTATAAAACTCTGCATATTAAAGGTCCATCAAATGAAGGAGCAGCAATAAGACTCCAAGACAATGGAGACACGGCAGATAGTAATGATGCCGCTATTTATAAAAATTCTTCTGCTTTATATTTAAGAGTTAATGGAACTGATCCTCTTATTGCTTATATGAATGGGGCAGAAAGGATGCGTTTAAATAGTAGTGGCAAGTTATTAGTAGGTCGTACAAGTGATATTACTATAACTGGTGATGGAACTTCCCATGTTTTTGAACAGAATACCGATAATGGTTATGCACTTGCTACTCATTCAAATCACACCAATAAAAGAGGGATAGGAATTTACTACCCTAGTGGTGGTACTCCTTCAGATGCTATTCGTTTTGCGATTGACAGTGCTGCTAAATTTATTGTTCTTGGAGATGGTGATGTTCAAAATGCTGACAACAGTTATGGTTCAATATCAGATTCATCACTTAAAGAAAATATTGTAGATGCAAATTCCCAATGGAATGATATTAAAAATATTAAAATAAGAAATTATAATTTTAAAGCATCTACTGGTTATGGTACACATAAACAAATTGGTGTAGTTGCACAAGAGTTAGAAACTGTTTGTCCAAAACTTGTAGATACTGGTGAAGATAATATAAAAACTGTTGCATCCTCTATCCTTTATATGAAAGCAGTGAAAGCATTACAAGAAGCTATGGCAAAAATAGAAACATTAGAAACTAAAGTAGCAGCATTGGAGGCAGCAGGATGAGCGAACTACGAGTCAACGCAATACGTCACACATCGGCTAGTTCTGATGCTATTTCATTATCTAGCGATGGAACGTGTACGGCAAAGATTACTAATAATCTAAGCAACAAAAATTTGGTGATTAATGGGGCGATGCAATGTGCCCAATATGGGACGACATCCACAACTAATGGTCGTGGTACTGTTGATAGATTTCAACACCTTTATGCAGGTACAGATGAAGCACCTACTTTTACACAACATGCCTTGACATCAAGTGATACTGGGCCTTGGGAAAAGGGTTTTAGATATTCCTTACACGCAACAAATGGAAATCAGACTAGTGGTGCAGGTGCAGCCGATGAAGTCTTTTTTTATTATCAATTTGAAGCACAAGATATAGCTAATTCAGGTTGGGATTATACGTCAGCTTCAAGTTATATAACATTCTCTTTCTGGGTTAAATCTAGTGTTGCTCAGAATTTTTACGGTAGTTTTACATCTAGAGATGGTACTCAACAATCTTATCCATTTGAAACTGGTTCTTTAACTGCTAACACTTGGACAAAAATAACTAAGAAAATTCCCGGTAATTCAAATATAACTATTAATAATGATAATGGAGAAGGACTTACTCTTGGGATAATGGCTTTTTATGGTACAGATTACACGGCATCAGGAGTAACCCTAGATGCTTGGGGTACCAAAAATAATACTGCTGTTTTTCCAGATAATACCTCAACTTGGTACACAACAAATGATGCAACATTTGAAATTACAGGTGTTCAGTTAACAGCTACAGATTATTGTCCTGACTATCCTCATATTTCGTATGGTGATGAATTAGCTAGGTGTAAACGCTACTATCAGTTAAATCAAAATAGTACAGGTTATGCTTACAATAGCACTACATGTAGATGTATTATTTCAGGAACTGTTGACATGAGGACCGGTCCAAGTATTGCCATTGTTAATGGTACTAACACCATTGAAGATTTTGGTGCTGCAAATAGAAATCTAACAAATCTCGGTGGGCTATCAGGAGCCTCAGCTCTAGGTGGATTAGTAGATGCGACTATAACTAGTTCTACTTCAGGCAAAGCTCATGCCCTTAGTGCAGGAGCTATTTCAATGAGTGCGGAGCTTTAATTATGACCATTAAATATAAATCATATAAAGATTCTACTAATACTGTAAGTTCTTTTACTAAATGGGATGATAGTACATTCTTAATGGCTATCCCATTAAACCCAGAAAACACAGACTATAAATTGTATTTAGAATGGGTAGCAGAAGGAAATACGCCCGATCCTGCTGATTAATTATGACACTAACACAAGTCAACTCTGCTGGAATCGAAGACGATTCTATCGTTAATGCTGATATTAAATCTAATGCAGCTATTGCTTTAAGTAAATTAGCTTCTACACCTGCGGTTTTAACAGGGTCAACCGATAACACCATTTGTACAGTTACAGGTGCTAACGCTATTGCAGGTGAGGCTAATCTTCACTTTGCGGGGACAACTTTAGATTTTAAACAAGGTAATAACAGTGTTAACACTGCAAATGGAAATCTTATTTTTTCCAATAGTGATACTGCTCAAGTAGCAAAAATTGCTGGATATACAGGAAGCAGTAGTGATGATGGACAAATAAGGTTCTATACAAAGAACGCAGGGACAGAGACAGAAGCATTAAGGATTAGTGAACACTCGACACCTAAACTTCAATTATTAGGAGGTGAGGTTGAAATCATAACTAGTGCGAGCGATGGTTCTCTTACTTTGAGTGCAGACCCGGGTCAGAATAGAAATAGTACTGATATTGCTTTCAAAGTTGATGCTTCAGAAAAGATGAGTCTGACTTCTACTGGATTAGAAATTTATACTGGTAATGGAGCAGGAGCATCAGATCCGGGTTACGGTCTTAAAGTATTTGGAGGCACAAATCATAGAGACTATCCAGCAATTTACTTGTCAGGTGGTGTAAATAATGATAATTCAGGTATTTGGGCAAAATATAATTTAACTCTAGGTTGTGACCAAGGTAATGCTATATCCGGTAGAGAAATTGCTTTTCAAAATGGAGATGCCAGAATTGCTGGTGTCACTCACGATGGAATTACTTTTGGAAATGATACAGCAGCGGCGAATGCTCTGGACGATTATGAAGAGGGCACATTCACTCCAACAATAGGAGGATGGTCTGCATCAGGTACTGGTACTTATAATGGTCAAAATGGTAGATATACAAAAATTGGAAATCTGGTTACTATTTGGATTAGTATGGCTTGGACTAATCTAACTGGTGCTTCAGGAGTATTATCAATTGAAAGTTTACCGTTTGCAGCAGCAAATAGTGGTGGAAATTGGGGTAGTGCTTGTCCAATATTTATTGAACACGTAGATTTAGAAAGCGATACAGTGGGTGTTATTGGACATCAATGGCAAACCTCATCATCATCTATTTTACTCTATGGAAATAGAGACAATAATTCTTGGTATGGAGTTGGTATAGATACAGCTGGCGGTGTAAATTTAACTTGCACCTACCCTACTAACGCATAGTTATGGCAATTACAAAAACACAAGAGAACGATAAAATAGAAGTCGTCAATAAATGGAACATTCAGATAAGAACTGCATCTATTATTAAAGAAGACGGTGTAGAACTTACCCGTTCATTCCACAGGAAAGCAATTGTACCAGGAAAACTTGATGAAAGTGACAACTTAGTAGCTACTGATATATCTGGAGAAGATGCAGATGTTCAGGCTATATGTAACGCAGCTTGGACTTCTCAAGTAAAGACTGACTACACTGCTTTCTTAGTAGCTAACAAATCAAACACACCTGCTTAATTAAATATGTCTGACTTACTCAAAAAGTGGGAAGATGCTCTCAACGAAAAGCTTCAACAAAAAGGGCAATATGAGACAGCTCTTAATCAACTAACTGCGGAGATCCTTCAACTAAAAGGCGGGATTCAGTTTGCAAAGGAGACTCTTGAAGCTGCGCCTGCAGGAACAGTAACGATTGAAGCGGAAGAAGAGCAACCAAACCCATAAAAACGATTAGGGTAGTATGAGTAATAGCTTTTAAAATAGCTTCTTTTACCATGCAAAAAATCCTGAACATTATCAGTGTACTATCTTTCCTTTTAGTTGTTTCTATAACGGGGGGCGGTATTTTTGGTTATCTGTGGATTACAAATGAAAAGAACCAAGAGAAGTTAAAGCAGCAGATGATTGAGCAAGTCACTGGATCGTTAAAGCTTCCTGGACTCTCTGGCCCTGTTCTTCCTACTGCTCAACCTAAAGCTGCTGGTAGTGCTGCTGGTGGATTTAGTATTCCTAAGTTTTGACAGAGATTCCCAGAATAGGAGTTAATTCTATTGGGATCGAACCAGTCAGAACATATATCATTAACGCTCCAAAAATTAATACTCCCAATGTCCCTGTGGTTGTGCCTATGGGATTTCCTGTTGTTAATATCCCTGGCTGCGTAGAAACAAGACGTAGTTCAATAGAAAATGACAACCTAGTAAGTAACGATCCAAAGGGGAATATTGTTGTTTGCGATGCTCAATATCCTTCTTATAACGCAATGGAGTTTACTCCAGAAGAACTTATTTACACAGAAGAAGCAAAACCTCAACGATTCGAGCAACCAGAAACGCCTCCAGCACCAGAAGTACCAAAAGCAAAGCCAGAAGATTGCCCTCCCGATGGTGCGCCTGAAGTTGGGACAAAAGTAGAAGAAGGTACTAAACAGATTATTAAGTATGAATTGGTTGGAAACCGTTGTGTAACTAGATATAAAAAATTAAGTGTTCAACAGCAGATAGTTGATGCGATACCTACTGTCCCCCAAGTTGTAAAAACTGGAGGGATAACGCTCGTAGCAACTACAGCAGCACTCAGTACTCCATTATTTTTGAGAGCCGTCAAGCCCATCATCAAACAGATAGTAAATAGAGTTAAAAAGATATTAGGTAAGAAAGTGGAGCGTCCAAACTTATCTGAAAAAAGAACTAATTCTTATCGGGAGAAACGAGGTTTACCTCCTCTGAAGAAGAAGAAATAGGTGGGATGTTATGTCTATGAGGAAGCACTTGCCCCATCTTTGGCAGAACTAAAACATCTTCACATAAGGAATAAAAAACTGATCCTTTAGCAAATTCAATTCCAGAGAGTTTTAATTGACCACACTCCTTCAAACGAGCAACGTGCCACGATAATTCTTTATCTTTTAGGATTTGTTCTTGGATTCCTATTTGGGCATCAGCAGCTCTCTTACATCTTTTCTGTAAAGAGTTATCTAATGGGAGACTAAATGTAATTGAAAAGCCCCAATTTAAACTTAAAGAATCTTTCTGTCCTGTTCTTACTCGTTGGTGGTAAAGAATATCTCCCTCATCTGAATACACTGGCGAATCATACCAATATTCCTTGGGAGATTGCTGCTGGAAACTATCAGTTAGGAATGGAGATGCCGTGAGCATTGGCCCTTGACAAACTATTCCATTACCGTACTGATTTTGTATCATATTCCCCTGAAGGGATTGAATGGCCATATTGGTTACTGAACCGCTGGAATTAGCGACTGGAGCTGCGGTTTGGGAGGTATTTGCTAATACTTTTAAAGGGTTAAGTGCAAATATTATTGAGAGAATGTAGAGGTAGTTTCTGTAACACTTTCTACCTGAGTTGTTCGAGTTATGTTTGTTATATTTGATAAACCTGGCCCGTGATAAACCTGATTCATTTGAAACGCTGCCCCTGCATTTTTGATAGTTACATTGGGCATTGTTGTTAGATCGGCTCCAGTCCATGAATAAGTTGTCCCATTTACAGTTTGGTTAATAGTTGTAGGGTCAGGTAACATTGTTGATCCATCTATTTCTAAATTTGCCCCTGTTATAGATAAAGAATGACCAGTATTGTAATCCGTTGAAACTATCGACTCCGTAATATTTTGAGTGGTACGGGTCACTGCGGTCATGCTTCCGCTAGAAAAATTAGGCACCACTGGCACTGCTATGACTGGCTTTTGCCATCCATTTAATAACAACAATAGCAGCAAATAACGCTTCAAAACTAATCAACAACTGATTCGACTATGGTTTGTGCCGTGCAACTTGAGCCTGCTCCCATCGTGCCAGCGCAAGTATGAACACCTGAGCTTAAAGAAGTAATCGTCCCACCTGAAACACCACCACTTCCTGTAACTGTTGAACCAAGAGAAGGTAATGCAGGAACAACACCTCCAGTAACGGTAGTTGCACTTTGAACGGCATCTCCAACAGTCAGACTTTCGGTCATTGAATAGGCAGAACCAGCAGTAGTTATCGTGAAATCTGTGTCCACAATCGCAGGGACTCCTGAAGTTACTGAGTCAGCCGTCAGCCCTCCTATGGCTCCAGAGGTGGTAGTTCCTCCAACCGTAGTGCTTGGCGTGATGTTGTTACCTGTAACGCTGTAAGTTGTCCCAATACGATTTGCAGAACTATATGCAGCATCTAAGGTAACTTTTGCTGATGTAGTGATTGAGTGTCGCATATCAGCTTGCACTGGACTCGCTAGTAAAAGCAAGATTAAAAACTTTTTCATGTGAGTTTTCCTGTTTGTGGATCGACTTCTTTCCCTGTGATGGGGTCAATCTTAGGTTCTTGTGGAACTAGTTTAATAGGAGTTTCGATTCTTATGGTTTGGAACGAACCAGATTGCTCACTCAGCATTGCCTGTATCTCTTTCTTATTCATAGGCTTTTCATCGTCTGACTTGTACGTTCCATCACCACGCTTTTTTCCACCCTCCAAACCAAAACTTGCCAAAGCTCCCGTCAGCAAAGATGCTGGAAAAGTTATATCTTTAGGATCAGAACTGTAACCTGGAATAGTTATATAATTTAAAGTTACGATAAATCCAGACCAAATGACAACGCCCAAACGCACTGCTACACCTATGATTTGAAGCTGTTCTTCTTTATCTTCAGCGATGTCTTTTAGTTTACCAATTGGCCCTTTTTTATTAGGCTTGGCTTCAGGAGTTTGTTTTTCTGTCATAGAAAAATAGAAACAATAGTCTAAGATTACTCCTAAAACGATAAAAATGCCTCAAGAACTACTCGCAGCCTTGATAGGGGCAGCTATCTCTGGAGCGTTAATGGTCTTAGCGAACCGTTCTAATCGTAATCAAGGTAACTTTCGTGAAATATTCCATCGTTTAAATGCTGTAGAGAAGGACATTGCTAGATTAGAAGTATCTAAGAGGGATCCAAACGGATGGAGGAACAGATAGCTAGAGCTAAAGCCAGGATTAAAGAATTAGAGGCTTTAGTAAAGTACTGGGAGAAAAAGAAGTGAAATTTGTGAAAGAATGATGACAGGTCTTAGAATAAGTGGGCCGTGTAATGTAGCAATCAAAAGGAGTTAAACCAATGGCAATTTCTGGCTTTACAGGAGCAAACATTATCACCGACACTGCTGCTCATACGGGCAGATTTGCGAAGATCACTTGCTTAACAGATTCAACAGTTACTTTGATTTCTACAAACGTAACTAAAAATGGAACTACAACTGTTTCTGGAATTGCTTTAAAAGCAGGTACAGAAATAGAAGGAATATTCACTAGCATCACTCAGACAAGTGCTGGATCAGTTATTGCTTATAGTGTCTAATGGCTTTTGATGCAAAATGAATTGTTGGCACTGTGAAACTGAATTGATTTGGGGAAGTGATTCTAATTGCGAACACTTAGAGGATTTTGATTACATCGCTTTTCTAAGTTGTCCTCAATGCAAGTCAGAAGTTGAGGTTTATCATCATAGGTCACATAGCAAAACCCCCTAGCGTCCTCTAAGAGCTAAGGGGTTCTGACTAACATCGCATCCCACTGCGTGTTTAATAACTTACTTGCATGATGAGTAAATTACACAGATAATTTAGCGGCTTTTTTGCTCTTATTCAACTCTCTTAATCTTGTTTGCTGTCGTCTTATTTCAAGGCAGTGTGAACAAAAACATAAAATTGTTTTCTGTTCCATAATCCTGTTAGGTTGAATATCGACTTAAAACACAAAACCTCCCTTGCTGTGCAAATCCAGGGAGGTTCTGTGGGGTGCATGGGGATCACCAAGCCAAATCTAGCGTTTTTATATAAGCTTGTGAAGAGTAAGTCTATTTATGAGAAAACTATTCAAGCCTTTCCTTCCTCTTCTTTATGCTTTTTTGCGTAGTGAAGCAGGTAAAAAACTACTACTTGACCTCTTGAAATCAGCAGCAAAACAAAGTACAAATAAGCTTGATGATCAGGCTGTAGAGTTCCTAGAGTCAAGGTTATTCCCTAAATCTAATACTAATTTGCAATGACAAGTTACGATCCAAAATGGTTAGAAGAAGACAGGCAGAGAATGATGGAGATGGAGCGTTTATACGTTCTTGATGGTCGTCACCTACCTGACAATCCGATGCATGGTATCTACACTGGGTTAGCAGCTAAAAGGAAAGAATTAGATGGAGAACTTGGATGAACAATTTATTCTGTTAGATCAACTAATGGAACCTCCTACAGTTGAACAAGAATTAGAACTAGAGAAAAAGATACTTTGGTTAACAGAAGGAGCCACTAAAGAACAGCTTGTAAGGCACTGCGAAGCAGTAGAAAGAAACCACTTTCATCAATCGCAATTCATTGCTAATTGCTTAACAGAAATAGCAAAATGTAAAGCTAAAATTGCTTGCTTAGAGAATCCTGTAAAACAACCTACATTTAAAAATTGGCTAAGAAAAGTACTTGATTTATAAAGTCTAAGGAGCTGGGACGAGTATATGTTGTGCGTGTTCTGACCTTCTTTTATCAGGCCATTTAACTTCGTAGTAATAACAAATTCGATCTCGTTTGTTGTGTTTCTCTATAACCTTGGTAATCGTTCCTCTGTTTGATTCTGTTCTTAGGAAAACTCCAGTGTTTCTTTTCTTATTAACTTGATCATTGATTTTGTATTTCGGTGAGGGCATTCTTTTTTAAATAAAGTTGTACTAATTTTTTTTTGCTGCAATGAGCGTTTGTTTCAGCTAATGATCTTAATTGTCTACTTGGGAGATCAATCAAGAATCTTGCAAATCCTTCATAAGGTTTAGGACTTCTATAAATAAATAACGATCCAATAGCGTCAAGGAGCTTTTTCATGCTGTTCACGTTTGATTTTTCGTATGGTATCTACGTGAACACCTAAAAGCTCTGCGAGTTCATTAGAGAACAAGGCATCTTGATATTTCAATACAGCTTCGATTTGAGATTCTGAAAGTTTTCTGGCACTTTTAATGATTTTCTCTATGGTCACAAAGCGATGACCACACTGACAAATTCTTCTTCTTTTAGTAGCTGTTTTTTCGTAACTTTTCCTTGTTTCTAAAACTTTGCATGTTGGAGAAGTTTGAAGTAGATCACATTTAGGGCAACGCATCTTTTTTTCTAATTGATTTGAGAATTTTGGATAAAGCTCTACCTTCTAATCGATTTTGGACTACTTGCTGCCATTCGATTTCGTCTTTTTGTTTAGCTTCCAGGTAGAGATCTTGAGGTGCTTCTTTCTCAAGGAAAGCATAAACTTTTTCTCGTAACCAGTTCGTAGGCTTAACTCCTTTTTCTTTCATTAATTGAATAAAAAGATTACCTCTGTTTTCAGAAAGAAGTATTTGAAAGTGCTTACGAGTTCCGTGTCCTTTCTTCTTTTCG